GACTGGTTCGGGAACCGCACGGCGAGACTCTTATGTGGTGTCCCGAGTGCGGCGGTGGAGATTTGGAATCGTGACCGATAAAGAACTTGCAGCAAAAGTGGTGGCGCTCGGTATTGGTGAGCAAACAGAAAGCGAGGCTTATTGCGGTTACTACGTTCTGCGAGGCACACCAGAACCCATGTTGCCAGAGCGATTCGTTCGAGACTGGCGAGTAGTGGGCGCTATTCTTGAAAAGGTGTCTATGGAGAAACCGGAACTGGATCACATAAAGATCAGTGTTCCTGCACAGGCGCGAGAAATAATTGAGTGGGGAGTGGAGATATTAAATGCGTGATTTACACACAGCAATACGCGACGTTCTTAATTATGACCCAGACACAGGGCGATTCACATGGACAGTTAATCGCGGCACCATGAAAGCCGGGTGGATTGCTGGTCACAAAGATAATTATGGCAGACCCAAGTTACAGGTATTCGGACAGCGATATTTACAGTCTCGGCTCGCGTGGTACTGGATGACAGGCGCTTGGCCGAAGGATCAGATTGACCACATCAATCAGGATCACTCAGATAACAGGTGGTTGAATCTGCGTGAGGCTACTTGCTCTGAAAACCAGATGAACAGAACGGTTCGCGCTGACAATAAGATTGGCTACAAAGGCGTGAGACAGGTAGGTAATCGCTTCCGCGCTGTGATCTGGATTAACGGCAAGAACAAGCATCTTGGCTACTTCGATACTTGGTGGCTTGCTCACCGCGCTTACTGGCGGGCAGCGCAAGAATTACACGGCGAGTTTGCTCATGCGTAACCGCGCCATCATAGAGGCTTGTGTGGAGGCACAGACATGAAAACCCCATCACCCGAACGCAACGTGCGCCGATACCGGCGCGAAGGTCTGCCGAATGGCAAGCTGTTCGATCTGTATGCTTACAAGAAGGCGTGGTATCGGGTAGGACAACAACTGCGAAGGAAACGAAATGAGATATGAAATTATCAAGAACACCAGCAATTCTTGTGTTGGTGCTAATGGCTTTGCCATTTGTAAAGATAAGCAAATCCTTCCCGGCTGGTTTGAAACGAAAGACGCAGCACAAAAACATCTTGCTACGCTTAATGACGAACAGGAAGCCGAAGAAAACCTGACCAAAGAACAATGGTGGCAATCGCTCGACCAGGACGAGGAATACATCAATCAGGTTACAGATCAGGAGTGGCCGTACAAGTGAGGCAGGTTAAACGCTGGCGTTACTATTGCGATTTCTGCAAAAAAAGCGGAGGACGCAAAGATTGTATCGTGAAGCATGAGCGAGGCTGTACCGCTTGCCCGGATCGTGTCTGTGGTCTTTGCCTACATTGCGGAGAGGTTCAGCCAGAATTAAGCACCCTGACTGGATTTATCGATACATATTGCAAGGATTTGCCGAGATACGATATTTATGCTGACGACGGTATCCGACGAATCCGTGATCGTGAAATGCTCTCCGTTTCCGGCGACAAATTAGACCCAATGGTCGAGGAGTTAACCGAGTTAGCAAATCATTGTCCCGCTTGCATATTGGCTGCGCTTCGTCAAGCGAAAACTGAAACGTACTCAAACTTCAAATTTAAGGAAAGCATGGATGCTTGGTGGGCAGAAGAAAACGCAAATCGGGAACCGGAATATTATTAAGTGACACTGAGGAGAACTAAATGTTCGAAACTGAGGCTAGGATAGCAACCGAAAAGCTGGAAATCTTCGCCAGCCTGCCTCGGTCTGTCACAGACGAAAACTTAAACAGGAACTAAAACTATGACTGAACTAAGCAACGAAACCACACTCGACGACGCAGTACCAAGACAGTCCAAATATCTCACCAAAGAAGATTGTGACCCGGCTATTCTGGTCTCGATCTCTGGTATGACAATGGACGATATCGAAACAACGGACGGCGAACGGGAACGCCGAACGATATTGCATTTCAATGGCGATACAAAACCGATAATCTTGAACCAGACCAACAAGGAATTACTCAAGGAGATTACCGGCGAAACAACTGTTGGTGGTGTCAAAGGCAAAAAAGTTGTGTTGTATAACGATCCCACCATTATATATAAGGGTAAATTAGTCGGCGGGATTCGACTGCGGGCTGCAAAGAAACAGCCAACGGAACCGGATGATCTATCAGATGTACCTTTCTAAAATAGGTATACATCAAATACCGATTTATGCGATAATTCACCAATGCGAAAGCGTTGTTTCAAATGCAAACAGTACAAATCATTGGATCAGTTTTATCGACATCCGCAAATGGCAGACGGCCATCTTGGAAAATGTAAGCACTGCGCAAAAAAGGATGTTTCTGAGCATTATCAGGAAAATCGTAGCTATTATGCTGAATATGAAAGGAAGCGATCTCAACAACCGGAACGGAAACAAAAGGCATTGGAATATCAGCGACGACGACGGGCGAAATATCCAGGTAGGTACAAAGCATACACAGCAGTATCTAATGCAATCCGCGACGGTCGTCTTGAACGGCAACCGTGTGAAGTATGCAGTATGAAAGCACAAGCACATCACGATGATTACAGACGACCGTTAGTTGTTCGTTGGCTTTGTCGGAAACATCACCTTGAGCATCATAGCAAGAAAGCATTTTAGGGCAACTCTCGCAGGTTGCCCGCGGCAAACAGACCATCACGGTCACCAAGCAGTAGGCTCAGGCAGCACCTTCGCCGCGAAACGCTCCAACGAATTTTAGGAGATTGAAATGGCACATGATTTCAGATGCGATTATTGCGGACAGTTCATCTCATACGATGACATTGGCGGTGATAATCCCAAAGCAGAATGCTACATGATGACCCCAGACTCAGAATTTAGTACAGAGACATATGCAACTCATCATCTGGATTGCAAAGATTTAGATAGGAGACAACATGGCACATCCTAAAGGCGGATACAGGATTGACGGCAAGCGTGTTCCCGGCGTTACTACCATCACCGGGCGCTTCAAGGACTCCGGTGGTTTGCTCTACTGGGCCTTCGAACAGGGCAAGGCAGCTGAACGTGGCGAGATCGACAAACTGTATGACAAACGCGATGCTGCCGGTGAGTCCGGCACCCTGGCGCACTCGATGGTCGAGACCCACATCAAGGGCGAGAAATTCGAACATTGTGCCGATACGCCAATCAGCACCATCACCGAAGCCGAACACGCATTCAAGGCATATCTGTCATGGGCAAAGATGACAAAGCTGAAAATCGTCGAACAGGAAATGCCGATGGTGTCCGAGCGCTATCAGTTCGGTGGTTGCCCCGATGCCATCGGTAAGATCGATAGGCAGTTATGCCTGGTCGACTGGAAAACCTCATCCGGCATCTATACTGATTACCTGGTACAGATTGCAGCCTACAAGATATTGTGGGAGGAAAATAATCCCAAGCGACCATTGAAAGGTGGTTTTCATTTGTGCCGCTTTTCCAAGCAGCATGGAGATTTCGCACATCATTATTTTCCCGAGCTCCCGACAGCCGAGCGTCAGTTTCTGCGCTTTCGGGAAGCCTATGAAGATGACAAAGAACTCAAGGCGAGAGCTAAATGATTCAGTACACCAGACAGGGTGACATGGACAGACTGCTGCAAAAGCAGTGGAGGGCGAAGGTATGGATGTCGGGGAACATAATGGCGACAGCGATGAACGCGAAGGTGCGACATTTTTTCAAAAACCGAGTGACACATGGCAGGTTCTCATCATCGGAGTGTTCATCTTGATCATGTCATTGTTCACGATAGAGATATTGTGGGTACTGAGTGGCCGGATGCCACTGGACCAGCAACCGAAGACAGACATCGAACTAATGCCACAACGCGATTGCCATCACCTGACGGCTGAAGCGTTTGTCGATTGCATGGTTCCATGAATTTATTCTTGACCGGACAGAGGAAATCCGATGGCTGAATGGACGAAAACATTTGTACAACTGGCCCAGTCACCACCGAGGCTGTCCCAAACTGACGATGGCTATGCGAACGAATTTTGGGAAAAGCTGTATGAAGCGTTTCGAGACAGAATGCTTTACGAAATAGCGGAAGGTGATTTACTCCAGACAAGACTAAATGATGAGTGAGCTTCCAAAAACCTGTCCCGAATGTGGCAACTGGATTGAGCGAGATGGCCGCGAGGTCGGGGCTGCATTGAGAGAGCGCATACGCACTCTGTCTAGTGAAGGCAAGGGCAAGGATGACAGAATCAAAGAACTTGAGGACTTCGTGCAAGCCGAGGGAGCTGCCCACTACAGCCACAGAGAATTTGAAAAAATGGAAGCAGAACGTGATTCGTGGCGGGAAGTCGCCGCTGCAATAACCACTGATGTCAGGATGCTATACGAGGCTGCAAAAGACTTTCACGATAACTGGTGCAGCGAGGCGTTTGGCGACATCACGCATGAGGAGCTAGGGAAGGTGCTTGATGCACTGGACTCTGTTGAACAAGAACAGAGGTAGAAATGAATAAATGGATCAAGTTCGGAAGGCCGAAACCATCCAAAACTGGCAAGACAAAGATTTGGAAGGTTCGATCATCATACGACGACTCATTAGGCGAGATCGCGTGGTATGGGAAATGGCGTAAGTATGCGTTTTTCCCAGAAATATACACAGTATATGAGCAAGATTGCCTGCAAAAACTTTCTGAGTTTTGCGAAACGGAGTCGAAAAAGCAGCGGCAATTATGGCAAAAATGAAATCAAATGTAACAACATTCACTGGCGATGTGATGTCAGCCCAGCGGGTCGTTGATTTCCTGCAAGAGCAAATAGATGGCGGCAAGGTAACTGGAATTATTGCTGCCGTTCACACTGGCCCTGAAATGGACGGAGATGTGATTACTGCGTGGTCAACCTGCAAGAGTGGCGAGCTGGCTCATATGATGCTTTGCCTAGACCACGACATCCGAAAGATGATTCTGTCGTGAGGCTACCTTCTGTCCAAGGTGGAGTAAATGAATAGACTTCTAGGAGAGCGAGCCGTCGCTTCCGGGTGCGCTGTACGGTCATTCATGCCCGTTTTATACAGGACGAATGCAACACCCGGATCACTGTTGTGAGTAGGATAAATAAAGACACGCCACTTGAAGCGGAAATTCGCAGGGCTGGAGTCAAGCCAACGCCACGACAACCGGAGAAGGGTATGAAAATATCAACCATCATCAAGTTGGTATTCATTGGCATAGCTCTGTGGGGGCTGATCTGGGTGTGGCAGGAGTGGAACAGACAGGCCGACATGATCCGGCGAGGTCAGGAAGTCGGTCAGCTAATATCTATACCTCAACCTTCGCAACAGCACGGCTGATACCGTCTACCTTATCAACCAAAATATCTGTAGTCTTTTCCATCTGATCGGTTCTTGTTTCGAGGACTACGATGCGCTCGCGGGTGCGAACGAACGAGGCAAACACAGCACCGACGATGACAATGGTTTGCAAAACGAGCGCCAATATTGTTAGCGGCTCCACCTCAATCTTCCATGAGTATTTGAGCGATGCGCTCAGCCTTCGACTCGACGCGAATGATATCTTTATCGTGCAGCCCTTCCAACGCCTTGACCTTCGTATCTAGTGCAGTCACGGTCGCCACCGGCACAATGCCGGCATCCTTTAACTGACTCGCCACATTGATTGAGATCCAAAACTGCATAGCGAAGGCAAGAATCGTCAAACCACCGGCTCCACCGACAATGCTGCCGACCCACGTTAAAATAGTCTTTGTCTGGGGTGTCATTTAATCTTCCTCAAGAATTGCTCGGAGTGCGGCCTTCTTTTCTTCGGTGAGACCGTACTGCTGAATGATCTGCGGTCGTTCGACCCGGATCTGTTGATACTGAGCCTGATTCTGATCGATCATTTGCTGTTGCTGCTGCAACTGTGTTGTTAGTTCCTCGAACTGATCGTTGCGCTCGTCCTCATCCTCATCGTATCTGGCAACCCTGTCTTTCAGAGCATCTATTTCTGGTGATCCTGTTACCTCAAAGGACACGGTGTTTGCTTCCTTACAATCCAGATCGCTCGTAAAGTGCTGTCGGATTACAGGGATATCACAGCGCATCAAGGCACCCATCTCGACAAGACCCTTCCTGTCATAGACCTCACCCATGCACCAGGCGTTGTAGTCGTAGCCCTGCCAACTGACAATGAATGAGCCTTTCTGGTGCGTGACGATGCACTCGTTGATATCAACATCACCTAGACTGTGGGAGAAGCCATAGACGCGGGATGAGTCACCGCCAACAGTCACATCAGTAATGACTTCCGTTTCCTGCTCAATCTCACGGTATTGTGCTTTGGCTTTCTGCACGATTAAAAACAGCAGCAAAAACATTGCCGCCACAATCCACCAAAACAGATTGACCGGCTCGTATCTGTGATTTTGATTCATAACACCGCCGCCAAGACACCCAATATGATCACGCCTCGGTGCCATAAATTATCCACGAAATGTGCTTTCTTTTCCTCGTCCAGTAACTGTTGCCGAATCTGACTGATTTGCTGCTGCATACGGCCAGCATCGATAAGCGAGTTGTAAGCCTGAGACTGAGATTTGAGTGCCTCGGCATTGGCCTGGGCGATCTCAACATTGCCCTCAGAGGTTATGACATAACGCTGTAGTTGCTCCATAGCGGCCTTATCAAAGGTCGCCAGGTCGCCCGAAATGCCCGCCTGTGGCAATACCGGCAGCGTCAGAGGGCTTTGAGCCTCTATTGAGGCTTTCTCGATGTCCCAATCCGGTAAAGTGACCGGATTAGTGGCACATGCCAATAGTAATGGTAAAATCAACAGATGACTAAATGCTCGATAAGCAATTGTAAAAATCCTAGTTTTTGTAGAGGTTGGTGTAATAAACATTACAAAAGATGGCATAAGTATGGCGATCCTTACAGGCTAATAAAACCAGCATTTATTCACGGATTAAGCAAAACAAGAACTTATTCCATATGGGCAGATATGAAAAGTCGATGTTTTAATACAAATCACCAAAGTTATACAAATTATGGTAAAAGAGGAATAACAGTATGTCCTGAATGGATTGATAGATTTGAATCATTTTTGCATGACATGGGCGAACCTCCCACGGCAAAACATCAACTTGATCGTAGAAATAATAATGGTAATTATGAACGTGACAATTGTCATTGGGTGACATCTAAAGAACAACAAAATAATAAACGAAGCAACCATTTTCTTACACATAATGGGCAAACCATGACAGTTACACAATGGGCAGAATTACTTGGTGTAAAAAGAAACATGCTTTATAAAAGACTTATTGCTGACTGGACTGTGGAAAAAACACTTACAAAACCCCCATCAGCTAAAAGTGATCTACGCGGTCAGCATTCCATGTGCTGAGTATCTCGGCCATGTTCTTATCTTTTGCCCCTATTTTATCAATAGCCGCTTGTCCGGCCTTTGCAGCTTCCATCGCTTGGGCCTTGAAATTCTCTGCTTTCGCCGTCTCCCTGACAGCCTTCTTCAGCGCCTTCTCTGTCCCCTCGGATAAAAGTTCCTCGGTACGACGTTCGGCCTTCTTCGCCCGTCGACCGTCTCTGCCAAGCATTGCAAAGCCGACTGCGACCAAGAGTCCAGCGAGCGCGATTCCACACCTTCTCAGCCATTTCATTCGCGGTCTGTCATCTTATAACGCTTCTCCGGCACCAGCTTTCCGACCACGCCTGCCGCCAGCGCCACAGTGCTGCCGACCAAATTCGTTGAAGGCTCAAACGCCGAAAAGGTATCGACGCCACCCCACACGGCAGCCATGCCGAAGCCGGATAAGGTCGCCCATGTGACCGTTGATGATGGAGCTTTCGTCAGTGCGTTTTTGACTACTGCGTTCATTTTCTGCCCTCATATTCGCAACTGTAATGATTACCGTCTGAAAATCTGCCGCCCCACGCGCACGAAGGATGGCGGGATTCCCACTTTCGCCCACTTTCAAGATGATCACTGGTCTTGCTCAGATAGTTGCCATCCCAGAATAAATTCAGATCAGCAGCACACTTGTCTTTGTGCATCGAGTAGGATTTGCCGTAACCTTTTTTTACACCGACCTCACCATGTACGCGAGGATCGCGGAATACGTCACCAATGCGCACCCCATAACCCTGAGCAATTAGCCAGGTAATATGCTGTGCGATCAGCTTGGCAAATAACTCTTGTCTCTCACCAAGTTTCATCAGTCTAATTGCGCCACTCTGATCCATGAATTTTCAATCAGGTTTGTGGCATTGCCATCAGATGTTTCCTGCGCCCATTGAAAGTCCATTGTTGCGCCAAGAGTTAAATGCGCCTGGAACATGATGTTCAATTCAAGTCCAAATTGTGCCGCATCGACCATCGTTGTTATCGGTTGTGCGACAGTCATCGCATTCAACAGAAAATCATCATCAATGACAGGCGATGCCGTTTGATCAATTGCCCGTTGTATCAACTGATCAGAATCCGGGTTATTGTCAAAAACAAATCGATATTGAAAGTTGCCGACATTTTGAAACACTGACAAGAATCCTGTAACAGCATAATGCTTGGCAGCAATGATGGACCAACCAGCAAGGTCAGCATCAGTTGATAATGTCGTGTCAGTAGTCTTTGAAGTGGTCGGGTCTTTGACTTTTTGCACACCCGCTTTCAACGCTAATTCATTGAGTGCGGTTTCGACCGTGGTTGCGGTAATAATCCCGGCCGCATCCTCAATGCCAGTTTGTGAGGCACCCAATCCGGTAGTGACCGCCGCACGGTCCGAGACAAGTTCCGCCAGTGCCGCTTCAACCTGCGTGGCTGTAAAGTCACCGGCAGAATCTTCGATACCAATCAGCGATGCACCGAGTGCATTGGCATTCGATGCCAAATCCGCGACCAGCGATGAAGCACTTGCCAGGTTATCAACTGGATAGCCGGGCAGAGAAGCTCCAAGCGAATCAGTGATATCCACCTTATAGTTCAGGGTGTCGTCAAGATAGATCGGCGGGAAAATCCCATTGCCGGTTGCAACTACCGGATTGGTGTGCGGTGTTACCAGCGTCGGCTCTGTAAAGGTGTTCTGCCGCGTGGTGGTGCCGGTGATAAAGAAGTCGGCCAGAGCGCCCGACATCAGGGCACCAACCGTTGTCAGTGGCACCTGCTGAGGGAGGACGAAAAGTTCTGCTGCCACTAAAATTCTCCTAGTGAATCAATGTTATAATAACAGAGTGCCTAGACAAACGTAGTCGAAAACCCGGTTTCCGTACCGGGCTGGCACATTCCAAATACGGATCATCTAACGGAGGATGTGTCATGGCTAGAAAACAAGAACAACATGGAATGCGACATACGCCTGAATATGTAGCGTGGTTGCATTGTAAGGACCGATGTTTTAATAATAAAAGTCAAGATTTTCACGATTATGGTAAGCGTGGTATTACTGTTTGTGATCGATGGCGACATAGTTTCATAAACTTCTTTGCTGATATGAGTTATAAACCGTCATCAAATCATTCGCTAGATCGTATAGATAATGACGGTAATTATGAACCTTCAAATTGTCGATGGGCTACAAAAAAAGAACAAGCTCGAAATAGAAGATTACAAAAAGGAAATATATCTGGCACAGCTGGTGTAACATGGCAAAAACAATGTAATAAATGGATTGTATTGCTTAATGTTAATGGCATTTTTAGATATTTCGGACTATATTCCGATCTTGATGAAGCAATTGCTGCACGCAAAGCTGCTGAATTAAAATATTGGTGAAACATGGTTAAATTACTACTTTGGATCATTGCAATTCCGATTTGCTACATTTGGATGCAAGTAGATATTTGGTCTGGAATGGCAGCATGGATTCTGTTCCTTTGGTTACAAAGCCCTGACAAATTAGAAAATCACTGAGCACCACGAGCAGTCAATTCAGATACTTTTTTGGCCGCCTTTGCGGTTCGTCCTGCAGCGGCAAGCCTGGACAAACCACCAACCGCAGGCACGATAAACGCACCAGCTGGCCCTGCTAAAGCAAAACCAAGTCCGGCACCAAAACCTCCTGATACCACACCAGTCGGTGCTAATTTACCAATAAACCGGAAAGCCTTCGTTGATAATGGACCACCTTTTGCAACACCTTTGATCGCTGCTTGCTCTGCTTGCGTAAATGTTCGCATCTTCTTTTTGTTTCTTGCCAGTTGACGAAACTGCGTCGTTAAAGCATTCTCAAAACCACTGCCTGAAAACTGACCCGCATTGATACCAGCTCGCTCAATCAAATCCTCGATCACTTCGGTCTTTCTTGACCGTGACCACAGACTCCGGGCAGACTTCAAATACTGTGCAGTCTCGACCGCATTTGGTGAACCTGAAAGTTGACCTGGTTTAAGATTTTCAATGAACTCATCCCACTTGCGAACCAATCGCCCTGATGCTGCAGCGTCTGCTGTATCAATTGATGACTGACCCTGTTTGAAAACTCGTCGTAATTCTTCGGCTTTTGATAAGGTCAGTTGACCTGCTTTGGCATCTTTAGCAAGTTCTTTCAGCGCAGCATTGGTCTTTGGTGTCAGCTTGGCTCTGACTCCGCTCGCTCTCATTTCTTTTTCAATTCGTTTTGCAATGGTTTGGAAGGCTTCTTTAGAGATCGTAGTGCCAGAGTCGTCAACCAATTTATATAACTGAGTTGCCTGATTTTTTAATTGACCAATCGTTGGAACCGGTGGTCGTTTGACTACTTGACCGACCTTACCAGCCTTGCTCACTCCGCCTAAACCAAGAGCAGTTAAGGCAATCTCTGGTGACAAACTGGCCAGAGTTGCAAGCAATGGAGAAGCGCCTTTTTCTTCTGCAAGTTCTCCGAGATAATCACCCAAAGGAATTTCCCGAAAGGTTTTTGCCTCTTGTTGGCCGCTTATTACAAGCGGAACTGCAGAAAGGACGAATTTGATACCTTTGCCGAGCGCCTCGATTGGTTTCGCAATAGCTTCAGCGCCAGTACGACCAGCCTCAGTCAAGGGCTCGATAAACTCCTGTCCCTTACTTTCGACTGCCCTTACCGTATCGGCAGGGGCCAAAAAGTCAGGTCCACCCGGACCGCGTTGCGCACCCTTTGCAAATTCAAAAGCAGTATCAGCAATTCCAGCCAGCCCCGCGACTGATTGAACTCCCAAATTGGCAGCAATAGAAGCGGCACCACGACCAATATCACCCACAAACGACGTCTGTGGCGTTCGTAAATCAGTAGCCGGTTCTTCTACATCAAACTGGTCAAACACATTTTGTGGTGTGCTTGGTGCAGCATCAAATTGATCAAAGACGTTTGCCATTATCGTGTAAAATTAGGCGGCAATGCACCATATTTGGCTTCGAAGTCATCTGCCAACTGTGGATTTGAAAATAACAACTGTAGTGCTTCAACTGGCGGTTCAGTTGTAAAAACTGATTCTGTCGTTTGTATTGGTTCCGGCGGCGTATTGCGTTGAAGGAAATTAGCAAGGACATCTTCGGCATCGACGCCCGCACGAGTTGCAATGCCTTCATAAGCATCGGCAGTTTTCTGAGCTTCTGCCTGTGCAGAGATGAATAGTTCATCGGCTTTTTCTACAAAATCCTCTCTGGTAAATTGCAGAATTTCACCAACAAATACCTTGCCAAATTTATTCTTTAATGCAGATTCAAGACTTCCTGTTTGTGCAGCATTGGCAAATTCAGATTCTCTGACGACCGAACCAGGATCAAGCATTTTCATGTAATTGAAAACCAAAGCAAGATCACCAGCAGGTGATGGATTAGCAGCAGACACACGGATTCTGGCGTGAGCATTGGCCACTTTATTGAAATCGGTCAATAAAGAATTAAATTCACCACGCAAACCTGCTTCAGTTTTCAGGTTTGCCTCTCGTTTCTTGGTAAGTCGCGTTTCAGCATCCAATGCAGTCTCGGATGGTTGTCCTTTTTGTATTACTGACACATCAACTTCGCCTGTTGGCGTAATTGTTTGCTTCAATACTGTACCTGGATCAAAACCTTCTGCAATTACCTCTGGCCCAGAAACAAGTTGTATCTGATTACGTAGAGAATCAGTTTCCGTAATTATTTGTTGCAAACCTTGTGCAAATGCTTCATCGGACACCACGCTCGGATCAAAATTAGGAATAATTCCATTCACAATGTCTGCAAAACTTTCATCTTGCATTTCAGCAAATAAACGTTGTTTTGGATTCGGGCTTTCTGCAATTGCACGAGCCTTGAGATTTATAAATTCAGTATTAGCAAGCACTGCCTGACGCTCTGCTATATCAAGATTGGCAAGTTTGGTCTGAAAATCAGCGAACTGACCTGCTCGTTGCACACCAAGTTGACCGCCAGTTCTGGCAAGCTGATTGATGCCCTCAGTGCTGGTGATGTCGAAGTCAGGGTTCTGCAACAGCGTATTGATGTCTCCACGCTGACCAGACAGTCGTTCCTGTTCCTCGAGTTGTGCCTGACGCAAGCGGTTAGTCGAGCGAAAGTTCTGAATCTGCGCAGCCTGAGCCAGCGTGTTGCCAAGATTGAATGGAGCCGTTGTGAATACACCGTTTGCCATGATTAAAGACCAAAACCTACACTACCACCGCCGCCGCCACCGCCTCCACCACCACCGGATTGATTGAGTAATTGTTGCAGCAGGAAGTTATTCAGGCCACCTTGCAAAGCGTTATTTATCGATCCGGCAGAACCTAGAGTGCCGCCTGCTTGTGCCACACCAAGGCTGGCTAACAGGTTGGAGATATTACCGCTTGCTGCGCTAGAACCAGCAACAGCCTGTCCGGTCGCTTGTGGACCGAACCCCGCCAACTGCAGCAAACGGTTGATCACCTGGTTCTCAGCGAGACTCGCTGTTTGTGTGCCGATCTCACGCAATACATTGCCACCGAAAGGATCGCCAACTGCGGCGCCAGATGCTTCAACACCACGACGTGATTGATCGACCAGAAAATCCACACCGGGCAGGTTTTCAAATATCTCCGACAAGGCATTGGCAGTGACAGGTTGACCGGTTTCATTGTCAAAAGTAGTGCCACCACCACCGCCGCCACCGCTGAAGAAACCTCCGCCACCACCAGTACCAGCTCCAGCGAGAAAACCTCCGGCACCGACGGTGCGAGAAGTGCCACCACTCGGTGGTGCGGTGCTACCAAAACCCTCAAAACCCGGAATGAAGGCTTGAGGCTTGAGCCAGTGTGTTCAGTGCGGCATTGCCGACTTGTCGGCCAGGCTGAGTCAGACCAAGGATAATGTCGAACTGGCGTCTTTGTTCATCAATTCCTTCCTGACCACCAGCTACCTGTTCACCAGCAGCACTGCGGGCTGCACTACTGCCAATGAGTGCCGAACCTATCGCACCGGCTGCTATTGCTGCGCCTGCTGGCATTACCTTATCCTCATTGTATCTACTGCTGACATTTGACTATTCTCATTTCACCGTCGAGAAACTCGACAATAACATTTCCAATGAATGCCTTGTTGTCATCGACTTGTTCGGCAGGATAAAACCCTGCCAGTTTAGCCCATACATTGTAGAACCAGATCGCCTTGTCATACAGACCAGCTGTTGCCATCGCCAAAGCAATGCCAACATATTGATTGTGATTCTCGTCGTGCTCATGATTGGTTTCTATGCCCTCGAGTTCGAGCAACTGGTGAAATTGCTCACCCAAGTCTTTGAACTGATCTGCCTTCGCTGCCCAATGAGATATGTGAATGGAAAAAAATTCGTATCCATTTCTTTCAAAAGTTTTTAACATTCCAACTGATTTTGCTAATATTCTGGCTGGTTTGTTATCCTTAATTCTGGTGACAATCTCCATTACAGCAGTTTGCGTAAAACCCTCTGCCATTGCTTCAAGTGTAATGTCGATAGATCGCTTTCGATATTCTGGGAGTATGGATGTGTGGACTTCGTAAACGCCCGGAGCAATGTTGTCCATAAGGAAACCGTATCCTTCCCCTAGACATCCAAATCCACCACGCTCTAAAACCGGCGAAACATCCAATGGTGGTTTCTGACCGTTCACTAAATGGCCCTCAATCACGCCTGGATGATTGATGATCTCATTGAGTTCGGCAGCGCAGTCATAACTGATCATGTGTCTATCATCTTCCTGTCTCTCAAACTCGTTAAAAGCGCATTGAACTGCGTTCTCATGTCCTCAATGTCATCAATAATGGCGTTTTGCGAGGTAATCATCAAATCCCGGTTGGCTGCGGTATCATAACCGCCTGCGGCGGTGCCAGTACCGCCTGCAGGCGCATCAAGTGCGGTTGCAGGCGCAGCATCAGTGACCGCAGCAGCGAGTTCCCTGATCGCCTCCTCTAAAGCCTCAAGATATGGCACCAAATCGTTGTACTGTGGAGGCACCAGTGTGATTAGTGGTGCGTCGATCTTGGTCATATTAAACCGTCACAGGATAAGGAAAAGAAGCTGCTGTCCCCCACTTTCCCCATACTGGTACAACATACGGGATTTCACCAGAAGGATTTGTATTGTTCATAATCTACCTCCATCAACTTCTAATTGTGTGTCGGCAACCAAACGACGCACGGCATCGGAGATATAGTGCCGGTAGGCACGATTCCTGGATGAGCCGAGCTTGGTCCAGATCGGCACCTCGTTGAACTCACCAGTTAAGCCGAGAGAACGGGTCGAGCCGACATCAACAAAAGTATTGCCGCCATCGTCGGAAATTTCCAGGCCAAGTTCAGATGAGGTCGCACCAGCAGCTGCACCACCGACCTCACAGTGCGTCTCGAGTCGTCGGTGCCGGGCAATACGCCCCTCGGCGTACACAGTCGGGTAAGTCCACTCCATGCGAATAGCATTACCGAACTCTGTCGTCAGGATCTCGTCAACCGTGCCGAACTGCCCGGATTCCGAATCGAAGGCAACCTGCGTGTTATACACATTAATCACATCATCGATGCGCCAGCGTGACAGCCCGAGCGACCTGCGTTCGTGCCACTCACCGGTAGCAATATCAAAGACAAAGGTGCCGCGATCTGTGGTCAGACAATAAAACTGATGACCTTCAGTTACATAACTAAAGCCGAAGATATTGACCGGGTTATTGATTTGCCGGAACACCTGATCAATCGCGTGTGAGGATATTTTGCGCGTTTGAATGCCCAGTAACTGCCGTGGAATACGGTCCTGATCGACAAAAAACACCCCGTCAGCCAGCTTTACCGGTGAGAACGCGGCAATACAGCCGGTCTCAGCAACACCGGATGGCACCCGTCCTAGCGGAAAGCCTGAGCCGCCGATAACAAACCACATCTCAAGGGTCTTACTGCCAAACAGGACCAGTCGTGCCTTGTCGACCAGCAGCGACACCAGCACATCCGGTTCTAAGGATGCGGTGCCAAAGTCAGTCGCCACGAACGAGTCAGAATTGCCGAGCTCCGAGGTGAAGAAGCGATCTGAGCCAGTCTCAATTGAGACAATGTAGCCCTCGATCACATCGACCAATTCGGACACTCGCTTATCGACATCAGTAATGACAGCCAGCGTGCTGCCATCATAGGTATAGTCCGAGCTGTCAGTGTAGATAGACAGAGCATCACGGTTCTCGGCCATCGACACCAGGCCTCCACCGAGAATAGCGCCGATTGATGTGGTTGCACCCGTAGATGAGATCCGGTACAGAACAGCACCGCCGACCGCATACAACTCTGTGCCGAACACAGCAGAGCCACGATAAGGTGTAGTCGGCAGGGTGCCGAGTGCATTGATGCCCGGACAACCGATCAGTGTGATCGGCCCTTTGGCAAGGGCTGCACTCTTTTCGGCATAACAGTTGACCAGCCGTGACTGAATAGACTGTCCTCGCCGGTTGGAGTGTATCGGCAGGATTAGCTTGGCCATGACTCAGCCCCGATTGATATCGTAGAAGAACCTTGTTCTCTTGGCGCGACCCTGCGGCACGTGAGACAAACTAAAGTCAGGCCGCACGAAAGTAGATCGTTCAAGAAACACCAATGCCTCATTTGCCGCAGCTACCAATGACACATCAGGTGGCAGGCCATGATCAGTCTGCAAACGCCTGGCGAATAAAATGCGTACTGGTTCTTCGTGTTCTCGCTCGAGCTCCAGTTCATCGGCAATCTCATCAACCGGATAGTCACCGACGTCAATCTCGTCCGACTGCAGCTCGGCCATCAGACCATTGAAGGTGATTATGGCGTCGCGGTTCTGCTCTGCAGTTGGTGCCTGACCCTCACGAATGACACCTGCCTTACGCAGTGCATCGTCAATCATATCGCCTAGCGTGATGACAGCCATTATTCAGTGGCAGGCTCGCCGCCGCCCTCGACTTCGGTCTCAGGTTCGGGTTCGGGTTCTGGTTCGCTAACCTTCTCGTCGGTGACGTTAGTCACGACTTCTGGCTTGGGCGCTGGTATAGACATCGTTATTTCATCGGCAGCGGGTTGCGGAGTGTTTTCCTCGAGGCGTGGATTGTCATACCAGCCATCCGGCACTTCCAGGCCGTCGACTACTTTCTCCACAACTTTGCCGTCCAGCATTCGCCAACAGGCAGTTCTGGCCATATCAACTCCTTAACGGGGCCGCCCCAAAGGGACGACCCCTATTGCTTATGCCCACGGCGTAACAGGAGTACCCGTGCTAACGCTATATCCCGCACAAACCCATTCAGTCGCACTTATGCAGGTCATCGTGAACCGAGTGCCTACCAGTTCACCAGTGGTTGCGCTGTCAAGATCGAGCCTGACGTCCGAAGCTATAAGAGCTATATGGAAGTCAAACGCAGTTACCGTATCGCTTGCGCCGACAATACCACCACCAATGAAGGTGGTAGAAGCGTCCGTGACAACGGAATACGCCAGCGTTCCAATTACTGTTGTAAGGAACTCATAGTACAGGCCAACAGCCGGTGCAGGCAGTGTGTAAACAATACCCGCGCCTCGGTCGAACAGCACCAAAGCACCTGATTCCGAAGGCAACAGGGTACGGGTTGCACCTTCACCAGAAATAACCTGCCGACGTTGACCTTGTACTCGTGCGCCGTCAGGGGAGTTCTTACCTAATTGTTCAAGAGCCATAATATTCTCCCTTAACCGTCAGCGTGAATACGAACAGCGAGTTCTGGACGAATTGTGGTCTGACCGTGTAAAACGTCAATTCTCGTCGGCATCACGTCGTTGTTGATGTCGTACTGACGAACAACTCGCATCGAAATGCCATCGACTACTGAGCGTGAAGCGAAGTCCACACCGTCGGGCATCAACAAGTCAGCCGTTGCGAAAGTGAAGGCATCCTTGTGATAGACCATCGAGCCTGAGTACAACTCGTTTGCACCAGCACCAACCTTGACGATTGCCTGACCATCGGCTGCGCCGTTGGTGACATTCTGCCGTGCGCCGGTTGCAACAATTGATGGGCTTAACGCCAGTGATGTCGCAGATGCGCCTGAATTGGCAGTGATCACGAATAGTTGCAGTGCACCTGTATCAACCTTCGATTCAGGATGTACCCGGTTGACACCGGCAATGGTAATGATGTCACCGACTAGGAACGTGGTAGTGCCACCATCAACCGTGAGTGTCGCACCTACTTGCGGGGTCAAATCGTTGGTCACATAAACCGTGGTTTCTTCTGCAGTTCCTGTGGTGTGGTCATCGGCAAGCGACGACTCCATGAACATGAAACCAGCGGCACGACCCATCTCGCCTTCGGTGTACTGTTCAGCGATCCTTCCCTGGTCGTTGAACAAACCACTCAGGGCATTTACCAGCGTTGCGCTGTGCGCATTACTGAGTAGTGCCGTGCGTTGATTGTCATCGGGCGCCAGGTTTTCGTTGAGTTGCTGACGACCCTGCAAGATATTCAAAAGCGAAAGCGCTGCAGCGTCATTGTCAACAATGTTATAGACATCGTTTCTCAGTCCTAAGACCGTCGATTCGATGTTGGCAGCAAGAACAGACATTGCCGGATCAAGGATTCTTCGTGAGAAGTCGTCCAGATCCATAGTCAGTTCTGCCGTGGAGAAGTTGACGTCCACACCGACTTGCGTTGATACATCCAAAGACACATTTTGTTCTGCTGTGTCCTGCACGTCCAGTGCAGCACCAGTCCGAACCGTGTACTGGTTCGGTAACCTGATTCTCAATATGGAACCGATTTTGGCACCCTCATTTGCGAATGAGGAATCATAGGCGCGATTTATCGAGCTTATGAATACTGCCTTCTGGTGCAGGATGCGTAACGCTTCGCGGGTGATTTGGTCAACCGTTAATAGCGTGTTAGCCATTTGCTTGTTTCCTTAACTGTGCTTTGCGCCTTTTCATCCATTCGCCGTCAGTCATCTTTTTGCTATGTTCGGGGTTTCGCGGGTCTAATTTCCCGCCATGACCCCGACCACCACTGACTGTCGAGTGTGGTTGTGGCGCACTGGTTGTATCCGTTCTGACAGTTTCGGACTTGTCACTTTGCTCTGATAACGCTTTGCGTTCCGCATCGGCCATTGCCATCGCCAGTGCAACCGGCGTTTCCTTCAGTGCAATACGTGCTGCAACTTCAGGATGCAAACCTAAGTAGTAGGTCACGGCAGAACCATTCTCCATCTCGATGATCATGTCGGTCATCGGCTGTGTGATGTTCAGCGTCGGGTTGGCGACAATATCGTAAAAGTCAGGATGTGACTCCGCGAATTTCGTCGACCGTTCATTGAACTTGGCAATGCGTTCCTGAACTGCGACCTTGGCCTGTTCTTCCTGGCCCAAGTTGACAATATCGGCCTTCGCCTTTGCTGCCTCGAACTCCACCTTTTTGTCGATGTAGTCAGTGGTCGCATCAGTGAAAGCGGTAACGTCATTGTCGAAGTCCTCAAGTTTTGGCTTTGCGGGCGCTTCAGGTTGCTTAACCTCGGCAACCATCGCCGGCGCTGCATCCTGATTTTGAGCTCGTGATCTCCAATAATCCCTGTCAGCTACCAGGGCATGATTCATGCCCGTTAATTCTGCGACGCGTTTTTCCCGTTTAGTTATCGGGGGTTCGGGTGCATCGTCATCCGGTTTGCCTGCATCATCGGCATCTGCGGTATCTTTATCCTGCCCTGCGTCGGCAGCTTCCTGCTCAGAGTCCTCGATTACTTCGTCTTGCGTTTCATCGACAACGTCTGCTGTCTCTTGATCTGGATTCATTACGACCTCTGTGACTCGTCACCGGTTCGATGGTATTAGACGGTCAAGTTTGGCGACTTGGCCGGTACTCGTTACGCCGATCTCCGCTGCCTCACCAATAGTCTCGACACCGGTTTTCTGCGTATCTGCCTGTATGTCGGCAGTCTGTGCGCGGAGTTTATCAATTTCTGCGTCTAATTTCTCAATTCGCTTGACCATGCCCTCGAGCGTGAGTTGTTCAACAGGCGACGGACGCTGCTGTTGTCCCTGCTTTTTCTCCTCAGCCTCGGCACGTTCCTCATCGGTAGGCTCAACCACACCACGCTCAATCATTACCTTGCGCAGGCGTTTCTCGATCTCATCAGCACCAGGGATATCAAGATTCTTGATGATCACATCAGCACCGATGGCATATAACTCGGGGAAGGCAGCACCAATACTGGTCAGCTTGTCAGCCGCCTCATCGCGCAGACTCTGGAAGGACGGCCCGACTGATACATTGACATCATACTTGCCAACGGTGATGTCGTTGACGATCTGCTTTATGCCGGTTTCCTCATCGGTAACCACTTGGTTGAGCGTGACATGATCCTCAGAGCCATCCTCGCCCAACACCCGCACAATGCGCTCAGTGTCATAAATGCGCGGGATCATGTCGACCAGAATCTCACCGGTAAAGCGCACTGCTTTGGTGAGGTTGTCGATATACACAAAAGTACCAACATCACCGGCCAGACGTTTCTCACGAATGGCAATACCGGATCGCTCGGCAGAGGGTGCGCCTAACTGTGCATCGAACTTGCCGGTAGCGGTCTTGATGTCCTCGGCATCCATCTGCGCGATTTGAACCATCTCGACAGGCACCGGGTTAGGTGCGGCTACTTGTGGTGCACCACCAGGAACAGATGGATCAGCGTTGTAAAGCATGTAAGGCGTTGCCGTGGAGTGGGCGTTATCCCACCACTCTTTGAATCCCTTGATTTGCTTAGGCGTCAAAAGATATTGGAACTTGGGCGTCAACAACACCTTCTCGGTGATCACCGAACGGATGTAGTTGTAAGAACGTTGCGGGTCTTTGGCGTTCCTGACAATGCCCTTGGTCTCGTACTTGCCCTCGATGTTGATGCGCTTGCCGTACACTGGCACCACCGGGATGAACTTCCACGGATACTCAATCGGCCCCTCGAGGATGCCATCACCGTATAGCTTGAACCACTCGATCACCGTGCCGATAACCTCACGGCTCTTGGCTATAGTGATGCCGTCGTTTTCTTCCAGCTCGTCCAGAATGTCCGAGACCTGATCCCTGAATACCACCCGACCGTCCGACAGTTGCAGCAGTTCACGTGGCTTATCCACTTTGCGGTAATACTCGGCAATGCGAACCTGGTCCTCCGAATACCACTCGATATGCTCTGAATCATCTGCGGTGAAGTCGGACGGGTTGACATCCGGGTACTCGTTCTCAAACTCCTCCAGCGGAATGGTCTCGGTGATGATCCAGTAGCGGGCATCGCGCTTGCAGATATCAGTCGCTGCCGGATCACCGTAAGCTGTCAGCGGATTGGGAATCTCATTGATAACGATGTCCTGTTCAAAGGCATCGTTAGAAGTGAACTCGTGATCGACTCGCCACACTCCATAGCCACCAGCAAGTGCAAAAGTGAAAGCATGATCCTGAATGGTGCCAACTGACGACTTAGTCTCGATGTTACGGATCAGACCGGTAAAGGTCTCGGCCATATCCTTGTCACCGCCCTCCGCGGCACTGATACGGATCGCTGGTCGTGACTGGCGCTGGTCACCGACTACCTCATCAATAGCGCCCTCGGTGCGGTTGTAGGTATAACAGGGACGATCCTGGCGCTGGTTAAGAATCCTGGTCTCCCATTGTCCACGGTCGTCATAAACAAACTTCAGGTCATCAACGAACTTGATGCGGAACTCGGACTCGAACTCGGCCACATACTCGAGGCGTTCTTTTGCCTCGGCAATGAGTTCGCGTTCCTCATCATCACTGAGGCTCAGTTCTTCGGCGTGGCTGCCGTGGTCCTCATGCAGCGCCATTACTTCTTCCATTAATTAAGTACCAATACCGACGAACCTGATCCCGATCTGATTCCTTCTCCTCCTCAGATAACTCAGCATACGAAGTGACAATCTGACGCTCCCATTGCTCAACCAAGTTTGCAGGTATAACCAATCGACCAGTGGACACCAACTCGTCCTTGTCACATTTGCTGTGCATGTATCTTTGCCAATCTGCCCATCGTTCATGCTCGATGGCCGCTAGTTTTTCAAACAAATTATCCATTAGAAACTCATGCCAACAGCCTGCTGCGGCATCGGATAGCGTTCGGTCTCAGGGAACTCGACAGCCAGTTTCTCATCGAGAATCCTAGCCTTAACGTCGAACATATCGTCGTGTGACAGCACCGGGAAGGGATAGTACTCGTCACGCAGGAATACTGCGGTGGCATCATAGGGCTGGCCTTCGTAGTCTTTCTGCGGGCAAGTATAAGGCAAAAAGTATCTGCCTTGCTCGAATATCGGAATCATCTTCCTGATGCGGTCAAACTTCGCCATAGAACCGCCCAACGGGATAATATCGAAGTGGTATTTCTCCCGCGCCTGGCGATCCTCAATGTGCTGGATGTCGGCCTGCATGCCGTACTCCTCATACGCCACTATCGGCTTGCCCCACTTGCGGTGCAGTCTGAACACCATGTCGGCACGCTCGGTGAGTGACAGGCGATCACGGATAGACTCAAGCTCGTAGTAGTTCTCATCCTCCCGCAACTCGATCACCACCGCTGCGGTGTAGTCGGAGCGTTTCTTTTTCTCATTGGCTGGGTCGACGATCAGGTAGCGGTTGCCGATATTCTCAATCGGTTCCTCTGCGTTGTGATATCTGATCCATTTAGCATCAAATGATTGAACCTCGTCAGCTTTTGGATTGAGAAGCATTTGACATCCGAAGGTATACGGTCCCATATCACGCCGCTTCTCATCCAGTGACTCTTGCGAGATCAACACCGGCTTGCCGTCTGCTTTGCCATTATCGGTTGCCGGGAACAGTCGCAGCTTTGCAGTCCCTCGCTCGGCAATGGTGCGGTAAGCATCGAACAGGTGATACTTGCTACCGACGAAGCGCTTGTAGCCGCCATCGGTGCCGAGGTTGTAGGACAGTTCCAGCTGTGTAATCGTTTTCTTGATCATGTCAGGTGTAGTGACCGACTTCTCGGTGACCACATCATCGTAGTTCATCACCAGGAAATGCTTGCCGGTTGGCATACCGTCAATAATGCCGTGCGCCTCGATGGTCGACTCTTTGGGATTGGACTTGCGCTTCAGCACCAGGCCGTCATCCTCCGACCACTTCGGCGCTTCTTTCTGGGGATTATCAAACAAGATGTCGGGAAACAAACTCTTGAGCATCTGGTTCTGTTCGAACTCACTCTTGATCTGGCGCAGAAATCCTTTGGCAATGGGTCGGACGTGACTAAAGATGCCGACAGTTACCTCACGTCCGTTCCACTTCTTGAGTGGTTCTTTACCGTGACTTGACAGCACATCCTGAATGGTCTGACCGAAGGTGACAATGGTAGACTTGTAATGTTCTCTAGCCCACAGATCAAGATTACCATTCGGTGAACGACGAACATCCTGGCATCGTTCAAGAACCCACTGTCGGTAACAATCCTGTCGGTTGCAGACATACCACAACAAAAAGAACAGGTCAGTTCGACAAAGCAGGCGGCTTAGTTCGATCCGTTCCTGATCGTCCCTCGAGTATTTCGCCAAGTCGTCTGTCAAGTTCGGATATTGCGATATGCTCGTGAACGTGCTCGTGTCCAATGTTTCCACTTACAGAATGCTCTTTAGGTAATAAACTGGCGACAATGCGCGCATAAGCTGCAGGCTCTTTACGTCGCAGATGTTCAATCACATGAACACCAAACTCATCAAAATCTGCACACAAAACACTTAAAAAGTCAGCAACAAGTTTGTCTTTACTGCCTTTGGGTCTGCCAGCAGGGTTTCCTGACTGACCTGGTTTCCAACTTCCACCACTTTTAGCCACAGTGATTCTCGCTGTTGTTGCAGTGCTTCATTAATATGTTATTGTGATACAATAAATTCATGATCAAAACCACTTGCAGCCACTGTAAAAGCCAACTCGAAAAACATCGTATCGGAAAAAACAGGTATTGTCTTTCGTGTCATGCAGCTTACATGAGAGCAAATCGGCCAAAGCACAGCGAAATATCTCCACAACAACGAATGAAAGCAAATGCACGTTCATATGCCAATGTCTATCTGCAACGAGGAAAGATACAGAGAAGTCTCTGCAATTGTGGCGCTCCTGGCACCGAAATGCACCATGCTGATTATTCAAAACCTTTAGAAATCATATGGACTTGCCAGCCATGTCACCTGAGACTTCACGTGGAACATCAGGATAAGCCCGCTTCTGCTCGTCAGTCAGTCCAGCAATGGTAATGGTCGGCACCTTCAGCATGTCCATGTTGAGTGCTGCCATCAGCCGACCGTGGCCAGCAATGATCTGATCGTTCTCATCTACCAGGATCGGATTGGTAAAACCGAACTCGACAATCGAGGCAACAATCTGCTCGATCTGTTCCTGTGAGTGAGTACGGGCGTTGCGCTCGTACAGTTTAAGCCCATAGGCGTTCTTGTATTCGACCTTGAGCGTCACACTTCCTCCTTGAAATCCTCGCCGATTTCCATCTTCAGCCTGCGGATTAAAGCACGACCGCTTTCCTTTTCTATCGCGTCGGTACAGTTTGGAACCTCTTTCTCAAGTTGTCTGAGAACGCCTTCAAGCTGTCGGTTGTACTCCGCAATCACTGAACCATCGGACTCAGCCTGTGCGATCTGTCGTCGACGCTTGCCCTTGTTTTTTGCAACGATAACTTCCATCACGCCACCTGTGCGAAGTGCAGGTTCTTGACCCAGTAGATGTGTTCCTCATTGGCCTCGGATGTCAGGCCATTGTCCAGCTGCACCGACAATACCTTGCGCTCGCGCTTGCGACTAAGACGCTGAATCACATGCGCCGATGCCGGGATAGTAATTGTCATCTCGGTGGATGCAACGAGCGCAGTCCAGGCAATCAATTCTTCACGTGTTTGAAAATCATCCAGGCGATAGCGTGCCGTGGTCGGTGTGAACTGTGCATTGTCCTTGTCGATGGGGCGTACCACAAAGGTTGCCGTGGAATCCTCATTGAAAGTTCGCTTGGCCATCAGCAATTCCTCTGCAGTATCGCAATCAAGGTGTTGGGCGACTTGCCTGTGATCGCGATTGTATCATCCTCTGCTTTGATACCAACAGTGGGTGCCTCACCGCTAACCGGTATGGTGATGTCCTCTGCCTTGATCAATATCTTAGGCCCACTGCCTGTAATCAGAATACGATCAACAGTCGATGGTTTTGGTGCCGGCACCAATGCCGCCGACTTGGGATGCTGATACGGGGTCTGTCTGAATTTCGCCGGTGGCGTGATCCAATCATCTTGTAAGAATGGTTTCTCACCTTCGAACTCGATAAGCGCCAAAGCCGTACCGAGTACCGCTGGCGGTTCAGGCGGGTCTGACAGGAATTTAATCAGGTGAATAACGCCAAACGGCTTTTCACCAGCATCCTCAAGGATTGTTAATGGGATACCTACCTGGAAAGGCGTCTGAATCTGTACGTCGACAGTCGGGTTCGGCCAATCGTGCTGCCTAATTTCCGGTGGTTCCGGCTCAACCAGTGCGACAGACTTCGGATGTTGATAAGGCGTTTGTGTTGGTTTTGCCGGTGGTGTTATCCAATCGCTTTGTTCGAATGGTTTGTCACCCGCATCCTCGATCAACGGTAACGAACTGCCGACCTGGAAGGGTTGCTGAGTCGGTAGTTGCTCGATCCTGCCAAGCGTAAATCTCGGCAGGGAGTCGACAACTTGTGTGACTAAGGTGGCTGGCTTAGGAGTCTGGAAAGGCTGCTGCGTTATTGGACTAAACGGGTTCAGCCAATCACTTTGATTGAACGGTTTCTCACCAGCGCCTTCTATCAGGGCTAATGGACTGCCCACCTGCAATGGTGTCTGGCGTTTGAACGGCTCAGGATTCGGGAACTTCTCCTCCATGAACGGCGGTTCTGGAACACCAGCAATCAGCGGTAAGAAAGTGCCTACCTGAAATGGCACCTGTCGCTTGAACGCTGGTGGCGTGATCCAGTCATCCTGTACAAAAGAACGCCCCAGAATGTGCGCGAACATGCGATTGTCAGCAGTAATCGGCACAGCATCCAGAGTAATCTCGAACTCGTACTCATCACCCGCGACGTTATCGGCAGCCCTGAACTCAATCGACCAATAGAACTCGTAGTCATCCCCCGGTCCGATATTCTGTGGATTGGTGCCGGCTTCTTTATAAACAGAACCGACAAAGTTCTGCGGTGTCGGGGTGAGTCGTTCTACTGCCGATGTAGCACCGTCAACATCCGGGCCATCAATAACCCTGACATTGCTGCTGGCAGCAGTAACAAATTCAGATGGTGCGCCGTTCTTGATATAGCGAAGGGCGAATGATGGATCAGCAGATGCAGCCCCGTCGTTGTGAATCTTGCTGATCAGCAGGAATGGCTTACCCAACTCACCAATAGATATGCCAAGCCCCGGTGAGGCTTGATCTTCAGAGCCTAAGAGAGTGCAAAGCTCATGCGAGGCGTTGTCATCATCGGTCCATTGGTAGTGCGCTATATCCGGGTTTCTGCCGATATGTAACTGAAGCGAACTGCTGATCTGAACCGGCTCTTGAATCGGCTCTGGAAAACCCGGAGTAATCCAGTCACTCTGATCGAATGGTTTGTCACCCGCGTCCTGAATGATCGTTAAGGGACTGCCTACCTGGAACGGTGTCTGTGTTGGCAGCGGCTCTGGCTGCGGCCAGTCATTAAGCCTGAACCGTCTCTCTGGTGGTGGTGTTTCCAGCAGCACATACGATGAGCCAAGCTGGAAAGGCGTCTCTCGTGCAAACGGTTCCGGTTGCGGCCAATCGTCAAATTTGAAGGGCTTATCGCCAGCGTCCTCAAGAACAACCAGCGGCATACCGTATTGGTATGGCTGTTGTGTAGGCTTGGCAGAAGGTACCGGCCACTTGATCTCTTGGAATGGCGGCTCCGGTGGTGCAACCAATACGACCGGGATGCCAAGCTGGAATGGTGTCTGTGTTGGTACTGCCGGTGGCACTGGCCACTTGAGCTCAAAGAAAGGCGGCTCAGGCTCGGTAAATTCCAGCGGCAGGATCGTGCCAACCTGAACAGGGGTCTGTCGTTTGTCAGGTGGCGGGTTGATCCAATCACTTTGCTCGAACGGTTTGTTGCCAGCATCTTCTAAAATACCCAAAGGCAGTCCGAGTTGAACTGGCGTCTGCCTGAATTTCGCTGGTGGAACAGGCCACTTGAGCTCGAAAAATGGCGGCTCGGGTTCTGCAAATATCAGAGGTAATAGCGTGCCAAGCTGGAACGGCGCCTGAACTTGTATCGCTGGTGGCTTCGGCCAATCAGACTGCAGGAACGGCTTGCCAATTAACGGTTGAGAACTACCTATTTGTAATGGCTGTTGAGTCGGGATCGGTTCTGGGTTTGGCCAATCAAGCTGTGCGAACGGCGCCGCCGGCAGTTCAAGCAATGTAATCGGTGCGGCTACCTGGAACGGCTGTTGCCGGAACGCTTTCTCAATGCGACCAAGAACAAGTCTTGGTTGAGAATCGACAACCTCTACAACTAAAACTGGTGGCTGTGGAAGTTGGAATGGCTCTTGTGTTATTGGAACTTGTGGGTTCGGCCACTCAGTTTTCAGGAAAGGTTTGTCACCAGCATCCTCGAGGATTGCTAGCGGCATACCAAGCTGCAGCGGTGTTTGCCTTGTAAACTGCTCTGGATTCAGCCAGTCGCTTTGCAAGAATGGTTTAGTAGCAACCTCAAGTACCGCAGATGAAGTACCTACCTGGAATGGCTGTTGAGTTGGGATCGCCGCCGGAACCGGCCATTTAATCTCAAGGAATGGTGGTTCGGGCTCGGCAAAAATTAGTGGTAATTGTGCGCCAAGCTGAAGCGGTGTTTGCCGCACATCTACCGGCGGCGTGATCCAATCCGATTGTAGGAAGGGCTTGGCACCGGCATCCTCAAGAATCGGCAGCGGCATACCGACTTGGAGTGGGGTCTGTCTTTTCTCTGCCGCTGGCGTGGGCCACTTTATTTCTAAGAAAGGTGGCTCTGGTTCCGTGAACTCAAGCGGTAATATGGTGCCGACCTGGAATGGTGTTTGAACCTTCAGATCAACAGTTGGATTCGGCCAGTCGCTCTGTAGAAATGGCTTTTCTTCTGCAGCTAAGGTGATCGGCTGAGCAAACTGCTGCGGTTGCTGGACACGCTCGACAGTCGGGTTCAGCCAGTCGAGTTGTGCAAATGGTTTTATCCTCAGCCCAAGTGGAATACCTGCTTGATCCGGCTGCTGAATTTGCTCAACAGACGGCACCAACCAGTCGGACTGATCGAATGGTTTCTCGCCAGCGTCAGTAAGAATCGGCAGAGACATACCAAGCTGGAAGGGAGTCTGCCGCTTGTGAGGTTCAGGTATCGGCCACTTCAGTTCGAAAAACGGAGGTTCAGGTGCCGTGAAAATCAGCGGCAGCAGAGTGCCTAGCTGGAATGGCGTTTGACGTTTATGCGGTTCAGGATTGGGCCAGTCATAGAAAGCAAACGGACTGATTTCTAAAATTGGTATCGGACTGCCAACTTGAAACGGTGTCTGTCGGAACTTAGCCGGTGGCACAGGCCACTTCAGTTCAAAGAACGGTGGTTCTGGTTCGGCAAAGATTAACGGCAGTAAGGTGCCGACCTGGAACGGGGTTTGCCGTAACTTCGGTGGCGGTACTGGCCACCGAATCTCCATAAACGGTGGCTCAGGTTCAGCGAAGATCAGCGATAGTAATGTGCCAAGCTGAAGCGGTGTTTGTGTCGGTAGCGGCGGTGGATTTATCCAGTCGGATTGATCAAAGGGCTTCTCAACGGAAACCAGTGCCGTAAAACTACCGTGTTGCTCTGGCTCCTCGCGCTCAAAAGCAGGCGGTGTGATCCAGTCACTCTGTAAGAAGGGCTTGTCACCGGCATCCTCAAGTATGGGCAGCGGTATGCCGACCTGCACCGGCGTCTGACGTTTATCGGGCGATGGCTGTGGCCACTCAGATTGTCTTTGTGGTGGTGGTTCTGGTGGTTCTGGCTCCCCACCAATTAAGGCGATAGGACTACCAAGCAAGTCCGGTGGCCGGGTCGAGCGAATAAATACATAGTCGAAATCCGCCTGAATCGTTAAATCAGTGCTTGGTGGTGGGACAAGAACAATAGGTTTCGGCAGCTGGAACGGCTGCTGAATTACCTTCGGGGGAGGATTGGGCCAGTCGTCTTGCGCGAATGGCTTTTCGCCGGCAGTCTCAAGAATGCCAAGCGGCATCCCTGAGACAATCGCTATGGCTGCCGCATGGCCGACAGCGCGCGTCAGAGTTTCGCGCTTACTAAAATGCGGAGCGCGAATGGTCATGGCGAGGTTCTAGCCCTTAGCGTTTAAGCCTCTGTTGATTTGGCTTGTGGCTTTTCTTTGTTTAATTCCGCCAGCTTGTCCGAATAACCTGCAAGACTTTCTTTCAGGTCAGACACGTTCTCACCAGTCGCTTTAGCATTCTTGATGCGCGCATTATATGACTCGATCATGCGCTTACAATGATCGACATTCTTGTCGAAGTATGCCTTATCCACGAGTCGACTCCTAAGTCGCTTCGAAAATAACGTGGCTGCTCAATGCACCGGGTGTACCACCTGTGAATGCCGACAGCGAAAACGATCCGGTATCAACAATCAGACCCACGATGCCGATTTCCTCGCCAGGTGCTGCCAGCCAGCGAACGATGCCACCGAAGGCATTGAACGATAACTGCAGTACATGGCCAAGAGTGGCAGAGCGCTGCGGAAGAATAGTCGCTGACACGCCCGCTGCTGTCGGATTTGCCAATGCTTCAGTTGTACCACTCAACGGCGCATCCTCTGAAATACCGACCACAACAGATGTGCCTACGGTAGAGTTCATGCCCGCCACCATAATAGTCGGGGCGCTGGCACCAGCCTGACCACCCAACATAATTTCAGAAATGAGAACCTGTTGGAGTGCCGAGCCACCTTGTATGAGAGCGTTGTAAGTGTCATTGGCAAGGTTGGTAGTGTCGGCGGTTGCCGTTGGGGTTAATACTCGTACTGCTAGTGAACGTTTAGACATGATCTATTTCCTCTCTAAATCCAGCCTCTTGAAGCTCATACATTACTTGCTTACGGGGTTTACAAACCCCGGTGGCGTGGAGTATGCCACCACAGGGATCACAAATATAGTGGTCGCATTTACGGCACCATGCCCGCTGCCTGTTCCTAAGAGGATTAACGACTACCTGCGTCTGACAATGATTACATCGATAGACGGGCGCTTCAAATAATCCTCGCCCTGAACGAACTGGCATACCAGGCAGCATCATATGATCAGGCATTCCCGGCGAATTGCGATGGTCTATTGTTACGATGCCTTCGTGATTGCGTTTAGTTTTCACCAGATGACTGTTCCTTCACGTAGAGTCCCGCATTATCACAGCAAGGAGTTTGAGTTCCTTCTGTTTCTCGCGTTTCCATCTCTTTCTCGCCTCGAACCACAGGAGTAATGCACCATCTTGTATGCCTTGGCGCTAATGTATCGCACGTCGGACATCGTTCGCGGTTATCTACGATTTGACGGTTATCGATTAATTTTGAAAAGTTAGCCATTGTCTTGCTCCTTCAGCAATACAATTAAATGCGTTCTGCTGGTCTTACCATTATTAAATGACTGATGTTCGATTGATCGGTCAGTATGATATATCTTGCCAACTTGCAGATGATGCTCTTTTCGGATGCCATTTTCAAAAGACAATGAGACAACATCCTTATTTGTTTCCACGGGTATATGAAATCCAAAGCCGTTATCGTGATGACGATACAGCTTTCCACCTGGCCTGAGCCTTAAAAACAATAATTGCTGCCAACTATCGACCGGCCAGCGAGCGACAATTTCATCGACATCTTCTGCCTGTTCTTTACAAATGGCTGCCTGATGAGAAGTCTTATCGCTTACGTGTGTTTCCCATTTCGACACAGCATCAAGTATTCCTTTCAACTGAGACATCGTGACTGCCGATACTTCTCCAATCTCTGTATACATCACATCCATACCTGTGACTGTAGAGGCGCAACAGCAAGGTTATAGTCCAAAATACATTCAATCTCCGAAATTTCCCATTGCAAGCCATCTGGTCCCATGTCCTGGCTATAGAGAAACTGGTATATATCTACCGTCCAAGCGTCAATGTCTGCTTGACTCGGTGTAACAGCTGAGTTCGTAAAACTTCTGTTTGAGAATCCGCCACCGTCGTCTGTCTCATCCCAGTTGGCGTCCGTATCAGTCGGCGCATTGGTGCCTTCAATAGTTGCCCGGAAAGTCATCGTATCGCCAGCACCACCGCCTGTGACTCTTGCTCTAACCTCTAATTTTATCGAATTAAAGGAATCATAGTCGCCCGGCGTATTGGTCAGACCGAATACAATGTTTCCGCCTTGCGTATTATCTACCTGATTCGTCCAGCGATTATTGTTACCAATTAGCAACGCGCCGTCATCAGCGCTGGCGATAGTATTGTCGATGTCAGTAAAGGCACCAGATTGAATGTTGCTATCAGCATCGGTCTCGGATACCGGCACTAAGCTAGCTGTTGGCATTACCAGCACCACATAGCTTGCAAGGTCCACCAGACGAGGGCTTCGGCCAATCACGGCAATTCATTCCCTTAGCACGATGCAACGGCAAGACCTCGTTCACATAGCGCGGATCGGTAATGACCGCATCCCAACTACCTAGCTCACGTCGCAAGCCGCACGACCATCGAAAGCCAGGCTCAGTGTTTTCCTCAAGGAACTGACAAACCTTGCCATCAACCCAACAACAATGCTCATCTAAGTTTCTGCCTAAACAACGCATCAGAACACCATCACCTGACGCTGAGAATTTACTGTAACTGGTTGGCCCGGTGGTGCTGCTGTGAAATAGACTTTCATTTGCAGGAAGTCTATTTCCAGTAAGCTGCCAAAACCGTCGCCTGAACCGCCTACAAAAAAGCCCCAATCGACATCCTGAACATCAGAAAGGCCAATAGTCTCAGACCAAAGATCAGATGAACCACCAGCCTCATCGGTTTGATCGCTGCCTGTCCATGCAATTAACTCGCCATTTTTATTTTCTGTACCATCCGAGTCATCAGCAAGTATGAGCCGTAACACATCCCAAGCCGGACTATCTACGCTCGCTTTAAAATCACCCGCCCGAATTTCTATACCATCAATCGTTGAGCCAGCAGGAATAGAACTAAAATCAAAATTGGATGCTGCTAATCCATTAGATTGTTGTAAGCCAGACGGCTCCCAAGTCGCATTTGATGTGTCGTCAGCCGTAATATTACCGGAGTTAAGCCAATTACTATCGCCTCCGGTAATCGTCCTATCACCCGCAGTCGTTCCGGGAAACAAAAACCCTGTATCCGCCATTACGCTATCGCAGCGATCAGATCAGCAAGTGCTGTTTGTAGTCCAGCGGTCTGTGCAGGCGTGAATTGGCGTACAGTGATACCGCCATCAGCCTCAAGGGTATCTTTCTGAATGAATCCACCGCTTGAGGGAAAATTAGTAATAATCCAATCGCGAACAGCCACCGCTTGCGTTCGCATGGCGGTGAACTCCACAGCCACATCATAAGCCTGATTGTCGTATTGATCTCTGGCGTACTGGACAATGCCCGGCAAGGACGAGACAGTGTCCCATACCTCAATGGTGGACTTGATATTGGTCATTATCTGAATGACAGCATTGGCCGAGACATTGCCAGCGATCAGCGCATTGCGCGCACCCGTTGCAAATGCCTTTACCCGTATTGCTTCGTTCTCTGCTTTCTGCAATCCCTTGCTCAGACTTTGTGTATTGAATGCCATTGTCCTATTTCCTCCAATTCAAGCTGTGAATTATTTCACATCACCTGTTGACCCATTAATGGGTTAGCGGCAACTGATGACCCTTTAATGTGAATCAAATCCGCCATCCAGTTACCATCAACGCCATCTCCGGTCATGCCTACTGAATCATCACCGCCAACACCATCAGCAACTGAAATCGTGTAATCAGTATTGAATTGCCATTCCTGGGTGAGATTATCATGATCGGTAATATCTCTGTTGTTCGATGACCTGTTGTTATAGACCGCCAGAAAATCATCCGCAGTACTGGCGCTTGTTGTGGTGGGAGTTAAAGTGTCGGTGCTGGCGTTTTCGGTGAATGTTGCATATTCAGCGCCGTTAGGAGCATCTTGATAAACAGCATAATCCCAGTCGTGTTTAGTCGGCGTGCCGGTTTTTACCAAGACAACAGTCGTACCCGACATTGCGGCAATCGCCGTCTCATCCCAAAACCACGACCATATATAATTGTCCGTAGTGGCAGTGCTGACTGAAATTCGGGTTAATGTGGGTGACTGACCGCCGACCGTGATCGACGTAAAAGTAAATGTAGCGGCGGTTTCAGCGAAATATACTAGAACCAGCCCACGATCACTGCCGCCAGGGATTGTTAAAACTGCGGCCTCAGGATCACCTGCTGTTTGTCCGTGCCATGCTTCCAGGATAGAAACAGCCACTAAACATCGACTTCGCGGAAAACAAAGCCTCCATAACGTTCAAACTCGTCAGTACCAGCGTAGTCTGTGCCATCCATTGTTGCGTCCTGACCCTGCATCGCATTGCCTGTCTTTTCGTTGACGTATGTAGAACTGTCAAAACGTTGCCATTTTTTAGCGGCGCGGTTAGCTGGTGGAGTGCTGATTTGGTCCGTGTCGCCTGTCGGCCATGCTTGAGGAAAGCCGCCTATTGGTCGTTCCCCATTAATGCCAACCCATACCCTTGTGTCGCGGGCTGTATCGAGAAATATTTCCCAGTAAAAACCGTCAACAGATATAGTCTCGTCAGGTGCACGTAAGCTAAACGATAAATCTATCTCACTGAATGTTCCCATTGAACGAGTGCCACTTTCTGGGTCGCCAAGATGAATATAACTGAGGTCTGGTTCAATGACATAGCCGCGATTATCACCACTGGCGCAAAAACCAATCTGTTCCTCTAACATGCACAGGCACCAGCCCCACAACCAACGGGCCGCGTCATCCGCATTCATAACGGTTTCACTACCGCCAATAACTACCCGCTGGTGTTCGCAAAAGACAATACTGCGGTCGAGCGTTCCTTCTCCGTCCGGCGAAATTGTAGATCTTATGCCGTACATTCCTTTGTAAAAAGCAGATAATCCTTTAACGAATATTTCATAGCCTGTACCGTCAATGCGAACCCCATGCCTTGTTTGGGATTCAGCAAGCCGAGCATCAAAAACATGATAATAAGTATTCGTGTTAAGCGGTTTGGGCATATTGCCATCTACTGTTGAACCAGGATCGCGACCGCCGTTTGTGTGTATGAAAAAATTATTGCCGTATAATCTTTTCACTTCCTCATTAGCATGTATCTGACCCAAGGCTTGCATTCTTCCGCCGCCATCATCGTCAAAGCCGGGGTTATCAGTATGGCTACCGCGAGAATCAATAGTACCGTCCTGATTAAAGTCGAGCGTGCATTCAGTAACTTTATGTGCGCCAATTTCCCACGCTTTTTCTGCTTCTGTGTCGCAAACATCGAAGGCAAAACCACGCATATAAGGCGTTAAGTCATCTGTTCCACCCTCGTTGTCGCTTTCAAATTCGCGAACTTTGGCCAACCAAAATTCCATGAGGCTTTCGCCGCTGGTAGCGTGATTAAAGCCAAATTGATTACAACGATTTATTCTGCGCCGACTAGCCGAAAAATTAGCCAAGCACTCTGCACCAGCATCGTCGCGTGCTTTCCAGTTTGCGTGAGCGTCTGCATCATTTATGCAATCCCTTAAATGCTGAAGCGACGAGCTTGAATCAGAATCTTCAATCTCATTATTGTTATACCAAGGCGCGAGTTTCATGTTTGGAAACTCAGCGAACATATTTGCCAATCTAATTCTGTAAGTCTCTCTTACCGAAGTGGTGTTCTGCGATCCCTGGAATATAGCGATATCTGCTTTTCCCATTGCGGTACGATGTGGTTCAGTGTTCAGATTGCCAGGGTTATTAAGCCCACCACTATTAGCCTGTAACAAATACGTATTCGGCCAGTCTGCAAACATCTGACCGCCCGCTGCAGCTACTGCCGGTGGAGCCTGTACAACCGTGGTGCTACTTGATTCAACTAAAAAACGCACATTGACCTCATAGTAAGTTTCTGAACCGACTTTGATCTCATAGACGCCGTCTGATTGTAACGCCTCGGCGTCCTCAGTGGCAGACTCAGCCGCCTCGAGGATGCTGACGTGTTGGGAGATGAAGCGTGTCCCCCGCCACACCTTGAGGAATTGCTTGCGGGTGAACTCAACGGCCACGGCGGGATTTTCCCTGTCGGTGCTTGCTGACTTGTATGGCGCGTTCCTGTCGTTGTGCGGCTGCTCGTGATGGATGAGTGCCAAGCACCTTGCCGCGCTTGGAGATCAGTTGGAATTTCTTGCCACGTTTTTTGACGGTCATGGTCACCCCAAAGAAAAGGCACGACCCGGAATATTGAGCGCAGCCACCGACCGGGCGATGGGTTGGATCGGACGGTGAGCTTAGAGCCGCCCTTACTACATATTACCGTGCCGTTTAACTTTCGTGGATTGTAGTACCTGAATAGGCGTGTGTCACGAGTTCTATGGCATCGTCAACAGACTTGACGATGCGCAACTGGCCGCGCCACTTGGGGAAATACTCTTTCTGGAACCTGGTCAGCGTTCCATGCCGACCCTTACATTCGAGCAAGAAATTGTGTGTGCGATAGCCGACCAGCAGATCAGTCGGTCTGCCAATCTTGTAGACGGTGCAGCCTATCTCCTCGAGTGCGGCGACTATCTCAGCCTGGTTGTTGTCGGCTCGGTGTCTCATTAATTACTCATGGCTAGTGATTACGTTAGACAGTCTTCATGCGAACAACGGGGCATTACAACCGCCGAGCTGTGCCTCACGCCACGCCTCAATTGCATTTGTCACAGCTCCCGACCCAGGGAATAAGTCGTCTATCGTGTCCTCTGGTTGGGCATAGAAAATATCAAGTATCCACCACACAACCTCGCTTGGCTTTGCTCCGACCATTCCACGCTTCAGAGTGATATTCGCTGCACACCAATCTCGCACTGTATTCTCCGTGATAGGGCGCTTTCTACCGCCCTTGACGATGACAGGTTCCCAGGCATAGGCCACGGTCACATGCTTCTTGAATGACGCAAAGGGCTTGACCCAGGCCATTACACTGGCATCGTCAGGGCAAAGCGGCAAAATATCGTGCAAATTTCCACTGGTCATGTGCAAGGCCCATCCGTCATATTCTGCTTCCAATTTAGCAATAAGCTGCTTATGCGTTTCAATGTCATCATAGTCAGATGCTGATTCATGCAGATCACCATACAATTTCTCTGAGTAACCAAAATAAGGCGGATCTGCGATAGCGAATTTCACGGCTTCTGTTTGTTTGGGTCAGTGGTTTTATCAACACAAGCCGGACAAAGCGCCTGATACTTCTTCATGGCGATGCTCGGAATCATACCATCGGCCTTGAACAGAATGTCCTTGCCGAGCTCACCTGATCGACCACAGTTGGCGCATTTCATGGCTTACCGGCGAGACCACAAAAACCAACACCATCCTCAACCGGTTGTTGTTCTTCCCACCGCCACGCCATGCACTCAGAGCCGACGCAACGAGCATTGTGTCGCACTGCATCACATAATTGTCTTGTCAAATCAGTCTCTGGAAGAACAAAACGATCACGATTTGTTGCAGTGTCACCATCATGTGACATATGAAATTGCACAAACGGACACCACTTGGTTTTTGCTTCATCTTCTGTCATTGCTCATTTCCTCCAACTAAAATAATCTCTGCTGTCCGGTCGGCAATATCCACATATATTCTGGCCGTCCGAACGGTCCTTTACGTTGTTGATCAGACTTCACCAATTCACCCTGATTGGTGAGATTAGTCATGGCCCGCCTAATCGATGTCAAAGGTGCATTAGGAAATAGAATTGCCTTCACCACGCTCGGAGATACACCACGACTTGAATTAGCCAGGGCTGCATCCTGCTTGAACCATCTGAGAATCTTTTCCTCCTGGCTTTTGGCTTTCTGCTCATACTTGCCGAGCTCGGGGTGTGTTGAATGGGTTGTGTTGTAGTAATTCGTTTGCATATTTGCTCCAAGTTTTTGATCCACATTCTACCCCTTTTCCGGGTGGTCAGAGCCTTACCCGTACTCAGTGATCCGGTATGGCCGATCATTC